CTGCATTCTTTGAGGTGTTATATAACTGTTCTACTTACTCAGAAATACCATCGTAATCTGGTTTTGTCAATTACCTATCAAAAATTCATCGTTCAAACCATTCTCCGTTAGCATTTTAGTTCTTTTGGCTATATCTAAATTCATCAAAGCACTGTTCGTTTTCGCTCTAATATTTTGTAGTTATTAATAGGTAATTTCGGGGTCTATAGTCCTAGCATCAGAAGTAGATATACCATAAAGTGGTAAGGATTGTTCCAACTCACTCAAAGCAGATTGTAATTTAGTGTTTCCTTTATAGCTATTAACTAATCCCTCAGGTGATCCAGTTATATCATATTATTTTTTAAGTTGAGTGGCCATTTTAGCTATTTAAGATTCTAAGTCTTCTACATAAGATTCTTTGTCTCTCTCATCTAAAACTTTTTTAACTTATCTTCTAAAAGCCTCGTCACTCACTAGTCTGGGGTTGGTGTATTTGGGGTTTACATTTCTATTACTAGTCTTGCTGTATTAAACTTTGTTACCGTTGTTGAATTTCTTAGGATTCTAGTTTGGGTTAGAGTTGTAGTTTTGTTATTCCATGTTTTTATAATGTTTTTAATATTATTTTTATTATCCAAGCCCTTAGAACACTCCGCATATAGGCTAAAAACTCCTATATTTATCGATTTACGATTACTGAATCCAATTGAACATAGCACTCTTACCTTAAGGGGCTTTCAATTATTATTTTTAAGGCATTTAATCCAATTCTTTTAATTTATCTATTGGTATACTCATAACAGCTGGGAAGTTGTAATCTTTTAAATTCTTTATTTAAAATTCTGATTCGTCAAAAATGTCTAAATAATGTAATGGTAACTTATCCCAATAATTTAATAACAGTTCTTATCCCTCGGGAGTGTCATTATTGTTTTTTTGTAACTTCTTTTTAGTCGTATAAGTCTCATCCTCTATCTTCCTTTAATATCTTTCATCTGTTAATAAAAAGTTATCTCTATATTCTATATATGATTTTAGAAAGATATGATTACTAGAACCGGCTTTTAATTATTCGGTTATTCCTGCATTGTATTATGCTGCTCTTAAATCCTCTCTTAATTTAGTAGTAACATTTCCTCCTAATATAACTCTTTCTATTTGTCTTGATACGGATGATTTAAACCAGTTCAAAAATATATCCTTTGATAAGAACGAAACGTATTTGTTAGATATACATTATTCTTTTATAATCACTCCCAAACCAAAAGGAATTTCTAAGTCAGATGTGGTCACAAATTTAGACGCTGTCTCTAAGTATATCAAAACATTTTATAGAGAAGCACTTTATATCGAATCATCACTTAATAAGGTCATGATAAATTCTTTCTCTGCTAAACCGGTGTTAAAGGTTATGAATAGTTTTCTTAGGAATTCTCTCCATGTGTTCCCTGCAGTTGTGAATATTGGGTGGCCTGAAGGTGTACATCCGATTAATAAAAAAGAAAAAAAGGGTACACGCTTTATTTCATTCTATTTATTTTTATAATAAGCAACTACAGGGTGTCTCGTTCTAGCTAATAACTTTATAACTTTTTCGGTTATTTCTTGGTTCCATCCTAATTTCATACAAACATCTTTAGCTATATGAGTAAACAGAGGAACGTCAACTTAATTGAAGAATTATTCGTCTTAAGCAGAATCAAACTGTGAAACATCCTCACT